ACTGCGATGAACATGACCATCATCGCGCATATTGAAATAAGTATAATAATTCCCATCTCTGGATGGTGTCGGATTTCTATCATCATCAGTAAGTTTGAAGAATGATTGAATCTGAGCATAATTCTTTTCAGTTGGCTCTGGTATCTCAAAAGGAAAATATGCTTTTTCTTTATCAAGACCAGTTCCTGCTGCAGTGCAAAACCATCCCCCCCATCCACCTGGCAAAGCATTGCCTTGTGGGTCAAAGCTTTTCAGCTCATCATCCATGAGCATCATAATTCTATAAGTAGCTTCAGGGGCTTCTTCGCCTTCTGCTTCAGGTTGGGGGTCATCTATTGCAAGAAGCCGCCAAATACTGTTGACATTGGCTCTTTTAAGGTCTGATAGTCTTTGCCATCGAGTTGCTTGATTATAATATTGGTCTTGCTTGTATTTATCATCAATGGTTGTGACAGCAGGCTTGATGCCAATGTAAATGCCATTTTTATTATTATGCAGTTCTAAATCACCACTGACTTTCAAATTGCCAATACGATTAAGCTCAGCAATAATTTCATTCAGCCTGCTGGCTGTAATTGTGTCACCTGGCTTGAATAATTTAAGAGTCATTTTTTGACCTTTTGTTATTCAGCCCAACTATTAGGGATGTTTTCACCAGAGCTGGTTGATGGCAAAGCAGTATCCCATTCTTCTACAAAGAATGTTTGAAAGAGACCTGCGCCATCGTGAAAAGTATTGAAATAAAACTTGTCACCAACTGCAAATTCAAGCACTGGCAAAATTATTATTTTAGAATCATCACCTGTATAAGCAACCGTCACATTGCCAGAAATGCCTGAGCTATTTCTTTCGGTCAATGTAATTACGCCATCACCAGACCGGCTGCCTTGTGCAACTTCTTCACTGCTGCCAAAGGCAATTGATTTGTAAAGGGTAACAGTTCTTGTGCCAGCAACATCGCTAAGCTCTGCATATAAAATTCCATAGTCATGGCAGAATGCCCTGGTGACTCCGCTTAAAGACCAGTTGCTGAGCTGATTGGCATCATCATATTGTTCAAGAATTGCAGTGGCTCTGGTGATTGTAAATTTGATTCCATATTTTTCATTTTCAAATTCGACACCAGTTGTTGCAGTTCCAAGATTAATAAGTTTGGTTTCATCTTTTTTGTTTATTTTAACACTCCAAAGCTCAGAGCCTGGCGTTGTCGCATCCGTGCATTCGATGACAATCTTGTGATTGGTGTGAACCTGCTGAGAAAGGATTACTTCTTCAATTCTGCCAGTGCCAGTATTTTCAATATCTGGCTCTGGACATAAGAATACATATATAAATTCGCTTGTAAAATTCAGCCAAAGCAAATCAACTGTGCCGGAAAGACCAGAGCCACCTTGTTCTGCAAGAGTAACTTCGCCATCATCAGCAATGCTGCCTTGCGCAACCAAATCCTCAGTCGCCCAGGGGTCTGAATAAGCACTGACTTGATGACCTGCACCGGCAGCCTGCAATAAAACAGTACATCTACCAACCAGGTCAGTATTGCTGCCGATTGAAACCCCATCCATATTCCAATTGTCAAGCTGACCTTTGGCATCTCCATATTGATTGCCGAAATAATAGACATCGTTTTCAAGCACCAAATCATAACTGCCAATTGCACTTATCATTGCATCAATCAATCTGTCAAGAACAATGTCAATATTTCTGTCTGCAACAAACAAATCTTCTCTGACACCTGTCAGCATGTAAGTTTTCAGCAATGAAACCGTTGAAATTTTCATGCCTTCAATATTATCTTCATCATCTTTTATATTATCAGCAACAAGCTGCAGAAATTCTCTTTCATCAATTGAATCATTGAGCAAGACAATCCATTCCGAAAAAACAGTGTCAATGTCTTGCTTATCAGTTTCAAGTTGATTGAATTTTTTAATGCCCTTGCCAATATTCTTGAAAATTTTGTCTCTGTTATATGGCATTTGTTAGCCCCTTAAATCAAGCCCCTGAAAAGAGAATTGAAATTTGTTGTCTTATAAAGTTTGCCTTCATCTGAAAATGTTGGCTCTTCCCATCTGCCACCACCTTCACTATCAGGCAGAGGATGCCATTCTTCTTGCCAGGTGATGCCACCAAATCTTTTGAGAAATCTTAAAGATAAAATCCATTTCATATTGCCATTTTCGTCTTGAAAATTACTTGTTGTTGCACCAAGAAACAGCCAAGTTAAAGCTGTGCCACCTTTCCAGATTGAAGAATTGATTTTGCCTGTATTCTTAAAAAGTCTTGGCAACCATTCATTTATATCATCAACTGTCACTTCAGCAACATATTCAGCTTCAGGATAAAAAACAGAAATTGCTTGTTCATAAGAAATGGCTTCTTCATTGACTGACCAAGTGCCGCCATAAATTCTTTTGACTTCACCTGAAATATCAAGACTTTCTTTGACATAATCTTCTGACTCATGCTGTTGAACGTAATCTGCAGTTGTATATTCTGCAACAATTCTGCATTCAGCATAATTGCCGCCTGCAAAGATTTGTCCAAGTGGCTCAAGTCTGACTCTTGAACATCTCAGGCCAGAAACACCTGGAAAATCATCCCCAATATTAGGTTTAACTGCAAATCTTTCAGACCAGAGACAATGAAAAAATCGCCTGCCAATAATGCCATCGGCTGTATATTCAACAGTTGGGCTTCTGTCAAGTTCTATAAGTGCCATCAATGACTCCCTGCAACTGCTGGCTCTCTGGTATCTTTTATTTCTTCAAGAGTTCCTGAAATCTTTTCAAGCCAAAATACCTGTTTTAATGCTGAAGTAACCCCTGGTGCAGCTTCACCACCCGCCAATCTCATGCCACCTGCTGTCAATGGAGCTGTGATTCTGCCCCTTAGCATTCCCATTCTGCCAGTTTCAAGTTGTCCCATTCTTTCCAGAGCCTGATTGAGAGTTTTTCTTATATCAATAATATCTGCAGCAGCATTTTGATGAAGCTTTTTGATTTTTTCTTGTGCTATTTTTTCAACCATAACTCTGGCTGCAGCATTGTTTTCATATTTTTTGAGTGATTCTTCGCGCCATTTTTCTATTTCTTTTTGCTTTGCAAGAATCTCATTGCCGGTTGCTCTCAAGTAATCAATTTCAAGGTCTTTCTGGTCTTGAAGCCATTTTGCATGTTCTTCTAAGGCTCTTTGTCTGTGTTGTCTGCGTCTTTCTTCAGCTCGCCTTTCGGCTGCTTCTTCTTCTTTTATCGCCGCAAGAGCTGCTTCATTTTTTCTGCGCCACCATTCCAGGTCAGCAATGGCAAGCCTTGCTTCTTGAGCAGCTCTATAATCTTCAATATCAATCAGCTTTCTGACAGTAGCTGTTGCATCTTCAATCATTTGAACAAAGATGCCAAAATTCTTTATTGCAAAAGTGCCGATTGTTGCAACAGCTTTTCCCAAATCTTTCAAAGAATCTTCATTATCTTTGAGTACAGTAGTAATATCATTCAAGCCTTCTCTGGTTGGCTCAAGCATTCCATAACCAAATGCTTCAAGGGCATCTGAAGCTGCATTTTTCATTTTTGCCCAAGAACCTGCCACCGTCTTGCCCATTTCTTCAGCAAGACCGCCAAACTTTGACCTGAGCAAATCTATTGCATAAGCAGCCTTTTCATTTGCAGTCATATTCTTCAAAGCTTCGTTTGATGAAGCTCTCAGTTCAGGAATGTATCTGCCCAGGATTTCAACATTGCCTTGCATCGCCATGCCAACATATCTTGCTGCAGTTCTGACATCGAACATGCCGCTTTCAGCAATATCATATACCAGGTTGAGATTTTTCATTGAACCTTGATAATCATTGGTCAACATGATGAGCTGAGCAAGGGTTGCTCTGGTCTGAGTATCACCAAATCTTGTCAGTTCCTGCTGCTTATTTGCAAGTGCATCCACTTCGCGCATCGCCGTTTCAGATTCAAGGCCAAGCCTTCTGAGCTGATGGGCGAGTTGAGCTGTCTGCAGTTGCTCTGCTGCTGCAGCCTGAGTTGCTTTGATAATCACAGCAGTTAAAGCAGTAAAGCCTGCAATTGCTCCAACAAAAGCAACTTTGCCAAATTTATTGAGAGCTGATTGTGTTCTTGATATGAAACCTTTGGATGCGTCTTCGGATTCTTCGAGCTTGCCTTTTAGGTTGGCATTCTTGGCTGTTAGTTCAAGGTATGCTTCACCAAGTTTTTCTACCATCATTCACCTGGCACTTTCAAGCCTTTGTCAAGATAGGCTTTTCTGAACTTTTCAATTGTCTCTTTCGCGCCTTTTACCGGCTCAAATTCCAAGTCATGCTTGTCAACCGGTCTGACTCTTTTCATATAAGCTTCAAGCTGCTTGAAGGTCAATCTTGTAATCTGCCCTGGCGTAAAGCCGTATTCTCTTGAGAGCAAAGAAAAGATGCAACCCCAAGTCAGCTTTGCGCGGGGGGGCTTTTTTTATCCCCTTCATCCACATCGCCTTCAACCAGCTTCTGCAGTTGGTTGAATCTCTCGAATGTCACCAAGTGCTTGCAGTCTTCAGGTGACTTTATTTCAGGATGATTTTTTTTGAGCATTAGAAAGAGCTGATAAGCAGCCCCTTCAGCACTATTCATAATGGTTGCAATTTCAAACCTGATTTCACCCTGGGAAATGTTGACAATCTTGTCTTTAAGCTGCTGCCTGATTTCTCGAATGTCTTTATCTTCGGAATCAGCAGGCAAAGCCTTCAGGCGGTCATGCAGCTTTTTATAAAGCTGCTTTTCTGCCCATTGCTGAAGTTCAGCATATAGGCCAAGTGTCATATTTGACAGGGTGTATTCTTTGCCCTGCAGCTCTACCTTGAAAGGCAGAGCAGTCATTTCTGCAAGCTCTTGGCTCATCGTTCAATCCTTTCCGATACTCTACGGAGTATCAAAATCTTTTGCATATGCACCATCACTGACAAAGGTAACTGTGAATCTTGCCTTGTCAGCTTGTGGAACTGAAATGTTGACGTTTTGAATCAGCACATCTCCAGAAACCTTGTAGGGAACTGCATCATCGATATAAAGTTCTATCGATATGATTTCGCCTTCATTGAGATTCGGCGGGTCAGCCGCAATATCTTGCGCCGTATCCCAATTTCCTTCAAAAGTTCCTGCCATTGACTTGTTACCTGAAATATGACTTTTATAGCCATCATCCAGGTAATCAGTTGTTTCAACAGGGTCAGCACTCAGGTCAACAGAGAAGTTGTCTATTCCGAGAACTTCTGTCACGCCTGATTTGACCGCTCCCTTGACACCTGTAATGTGTGCCATAGTCATCCCCTTTCCTATTGTTTTTGAGTCAGAATCCTGTATTCTGCAAAGTAGTGCCAAGCTTCTTCAGGGTCTTTGATTCTCCGCTCAAGCACTCTCATCATTCTGATTGAATGATAACCTGTTATTGTCAGAGTTGCTTCATCAAAGCAGGCTTTCAGCTTGTCTGCTGCATTATCCACTTCAGCAACAGATTGACTTTTTGAAAAGATTGAGAATTGCAAGCTGGCATCATCGCCTTCAGAATTGAATGTCAGCTCATTCATATTGTTGAGCCAGAGCCAAACACCAAAGGGAAATGCTGTGTCTTGTGGGGCGGAATCGGCATGTAAGCCACCAGGCAATGCCGCCTTCAAAGCTACATCGGCATTATATTTATCGTAAATTGCTTTGTCTAAAGCTGTCATACTATGCCCTTCAGCATCTTCACAATTCTTTGAGCATTCTTCTTGAAAGAAGGTCTCAAATAAGGTCTTGCTGCCATCTTGCTTGTGCCAACTTCAAGAAAGAAACCCACTGGCAGATTAGTGCCAATGAGTCTGCTTAAAGTCTTGGTGAGCCAATGCAGAGAAGCCCTGAGCCTGCCAGTTTGAACTGCAGGGGCTTGACCAGGGGCAGAAGCTCTGGTTTTATAGGCTTTGCCTTTGTATTCAATGCCGGTCTTTGGCTCTCTCATAAGTGCTTTGGCGGTATTGATAATCATAATGCAGCCTTTATCAAGCACAGTCTCTGTACCTTGATTGACTTTCTTCAATACTTTTTTGCCAAACCATTTTAGATTTTGAGCCATTACTTTCTTTCCAGCAAGAGCAGTTTCCAGTGATGCCCTGCAAAATTCCACTTATCGACAAAGACGATATCAAACAGCCTGCTTTCAAAGCTGATTCTGTGCTGCCCTTCAGTAATTTCAGAGCTTTGCGGTAAGCAAAAAAGTTTGAAGTCTGCGTTCACTTCCATTTTCATATAAGCCTCAAGCTCTCTGCCATTCAAAGCTTGAATTCTGCAAGGCATGTCAGCAATATCAGAAGCCCAGGATTCGGTTTGACCACCTGAACCATCATCGGCTCTTGTGACCTTCTGCACTGTGCAGGTCTGATTGAACAGGTCTTGTATTGTCATCCGATGCTCACCCTTCGCCATCTGATAAGCTGCTCTGAATACCTTTCAACAACAAATTCATCAACTGAGACGCTATTGTCAAACCTGGTATATGAATAATCACCAAGCTTTTCAGATTTCATGCCTTTGTCTGAACCGGCTTCCCTGACCGCATCTGCCACCATTGCCGTGACAAGCTCTGTCAAATCTGCTGGCAACGCTGCCTGATTTGCACCAAGACCTGCATTCCATTCTGCAAATATCCTGGTCTCAGGGAACTTGCCAGAAGTCAGCTTGACCCTGCCTGTCTTTGCTGTCAAATGATGCCCTGAAATAAGGCTGTCATAATCTGGTATGTAAAATGAAGCATATTCAGAGCTGAGAGCTGGCTGACCAGGCTCATCAACCAGGTCTGCACTCAGATGGTTTTCATAGCCTGAAATAACTTCAACAGACCAACCTGAGACAAGCTCAAGAGCTGTTTTTATTGCAGCAAGAGTTGTCTCAGAAGACAAGTCAATATCTGTTTCAACTTCGGCATCCCCCCATGTTCTTGCAAAGAGATGCCCATCGATGACTTCAACTGTGGCAGATTTTGCACCGGCAAGACTTGTTGATATTCTCATCACTTCGGTCAAGCCGGTCACAAGTCTCTTGAGCTTGTTGACAGGATATTCAGGCAAGTAAAGAATGTCACCGCCTTCAGTCAATATGAACTGCCTGTAATCGGCATTTATAAAGTGCCGGTCACAGTATCTTTCAACTGCTGCAGAAATTGCCGGAATGAGCAAATTGATTTTGTCATCCAGCTCCGTGCCGGTCAAGCCCATATAGGTTTTGACATCTGCCAGAGTTGTAAGGTTTGCCAACTTTGCCCCCTATTCTTTGGGCTTGTCTTTTTTGAAAAAGCCTTTTGTTTTTGGAGCTTTTTTCACCATCTTGTCAGCATAAGGCTTTGCTTCTTTGCTCTTGATGAGCTGCTCAGCAATGTCTTCTGGCAAGACGTGAATCGAGCCATCATTTTTGACAACTTGCACCATTTTCATGGTAAAAATCCCTTCAAAAAAAATTAAAAAGCAAGATTAGGGGCAGCAGAGATGAGCCAAATCCACTGCCCCCTATCTGCCCAAAGCTTTTCAGCTCTGATAATTATATCCTGGCAGTCGCACCAAGAACGTTTTCGTATTTATAGCGTGCATTGCCAGTCACAGAGATGATGCTGACTTCATCAACTCCCGTATCATCGCTTTCTGCGACATAGCAGGCAACATGGGTGAAGCCGTTTTCTGTGTCAAGGTCTTCTGCCTTGCATTCCAGAACATAGACTTCACCGGCTGCACTCGGGTCTTCAACAGTCACTGCCTTGCCAGTGATGTCTTTTACGCCAGTTCCGGCTGCATCAGTTGCCTGCACCAGCTTGCAACTGTCAAGGGTATCAGCCGCATTCCAAGTGCCGAGTGTCACGACGAAGCACACAATGGGGCATTCGCGCATGTCAACATAAGCACTTGTGGCATTTGCACCACCGATGTCAGTGGTCTTCAATGCCTGCACAATTTTTTGATTATCAGAGATTTTATTCATGTCTCTGAACCCCTTTCTTAAAAGCCAAACTTCCCTTTTGACAACCTGCAGAGGCAGCAGCTCTCATTTCTGAGAGCTGCCCCTACAGAAGATTATTCCCTGGTTATGTTCTTGCTTCAAGGGTAACAAACGGGCTGAGCTTCTGCGCTCCGTATTTGGGCTGCAGAGAATTTTTCCACCATCCCTGCCCGTCGTATCTTATGACGAACCTGAAAGCGGTCTCATCATAATCGAACCTGAGATGAATGCTGGTGTCTGTCTTGACGTTCATGCCTGCCTTGCCGCCAAGCAGATACATGCCAGGGTCAACAACAGCAATGTCACCGGCATCGCCAAGAGCCTTCATTTTCTCTGTGAAGTAAATTGGCCTTCCAAAGAACATGTCGTAAGGCTTGCCGCTTATGCCGTTTGCAGGCATCCAGGCGGGGGCATTGCCAACAACCATTGTGCCAAGCTCTTTCATGGTTTCGTGGTTTGCAAGCCAGATTGCTCTGCCCTTGCTGCCAGGATGGATGGCTGACCACATCTTCATGATGTTTTCGGTCACAATAGTGTCAGCAGCTTGACCTGCTTCTTTTGTGACAGTGACCAGGGCAGGTGAACTCAGGAAACCTTGCGGCTTGCCAGCACCATCGCCTTCAATGCAGTCACAGTCAATTGTGAAGGCTATTGCCTGAGAGAACATTGAATTCAGCAATGCTTCAATTGAAACAGGGCTGTCTTCAAGCAGTGAATTGCTGACATAAACCAAACCAGCAACTTCATTCAGGGTTAACTGAATCTGAGCAGGCTTGAACTTGCTTCTGGTCTTTTGCTCACCTTCAGCAACTCTGTAAATTGTGACCCCCCCGAAGAATTCACCACCTGAGTGGTCTTCATCGTAAATGCAGGGTATTTTCACAGAGTTTGACCCCATCGGAATGAACTGCGCTCTTGGCATGAAAATGGATGCTTCAAGAGCAGTTTGCAGGATACCAGCTCTGTATTCGGTTGGGATGAGAAAGCCGCCCTGGGCATCATCGCCTTCTTGCATGATGGTTTTCTCATAAGCCAGAAGTTTTTCTGACTTTCTGCCATCTGCAGCGGCTCTGACATCAAGGCAGAAATGACCGAAGTTCTTGAACCCGCCTTTCGGGTCAATGCCTTTTTCTTTGTCGTCTTTTATCATTTTCTCGAAAATTTCCTTCTGGTCTTTGAAGTATTTTTCGAGTGCTTTGTTGACACAAAGCTGAATGGTCTCAGAAGACTGTTTTTCAAGTTCTGTCTGAGAAAGAGCCAGAGCAGCATTGCCACCTGTTGCACCTTGCACCAGTTCAATGGCATTGCCTTCTTCGATAAGTCTCTTGGCATTGACATCATCGCATTTGAAGCCAGTGCCAGCCTTGAAGGTTTCGCCTTCAAGAGTAACATCTTTCAACAATCTAATTGTTTTCACAACAAAACCCCTTTCAAAAAAAACCAGTTTTCTATTTTCCATAATGCTGACTACTCTGCCACCTGGCTGCAGTCTCTACATCAATTACACTTTCCCTAATGCCCTGTTAAGAGCTTTGACTGTTTCATCTCCAATTTTTTCTTCAAAAGATTTTGGCTCATCGATAATCTGAATGAATGTTGCAGGCTCAGGGTCACAAATGCTGCATACAATTGTTGACCTGCTTTGCTCTGTTGCAGGCTCAAAAGGTTTGCAGGTATGGTCATGGTCTTTGCACCATTTCTTTGCCTGAGCAACCGTAAATTTGCTTTTATCAGAGTGGATTGCCTGCAGCTCTGATTTGCCATCGGTCTTTCGCCTGCCAAAGATGGCATGGATGCCATCTCCAAACCTGTTGTTGTTTCTGGCAAACCTGTTATATTTATCAGGGTCTTCAAGCCTGCAAGAATGCTCATTAGGATATGGTTTTAAGCCAAAAAGATGTTCTTCCCAATCCCATCCATTTTCAAGACAGACAAAAAGCCATTCCAAATCAATTAAACCATCTTCAATATCTTTCCAATATTCAACAAACAAGCCTTTTGCTTCAAGCTCTGAATATTCTTTGAATTCAGGTGGCTCTTTGTCAAACTGGTCATAATGTTTTGCCAGGTGATTATAAACCGCCTTTCTGTCTGCACCAGGAATCTGAACACCACCACGCGCACCAAGCAGAGCTGCCATTGCTGCAGCAACTCCACGCCAAACAGCCTTGAGACCGCTTGCCTGGTGATGGGGCAATTTATATGCACCTTTGTTTTCGGCATTCTCTGAATCATACCAGGCACAAATCTTTTTAAGAGTTTCGACATCTGCAGCTCTGACTTCTCTGCCTGCATCCCAAGCTGCACCTTCAGAAGCTGTGCCATAATCATGGTATGCTATGACCCCTTTTGTTTCAAGGCTGTCAATGCCAAGAGCTTCAAGGGTCTCAGGCGAAATGTGCAACAAGCCCTTTGCAACCTGCACAGTCAAGGCATTGGGATTTGCTGCAACCCCAACTTTGGAATGTTCAAGCAAAATCCATTTGGTATAAATTCTTTTGACTTTTTCCTGGTCAAAGATATAACCTGATTTATGCAGCCTTTCAACAAGCTTTGCCCATCCTTCTTCATTGTTATTGACCCATTTAATCGGCAAGAAACCAACTGAGCTGGTCTTGAGATGTTTCTGTTTGACGAGCTGCCAGATTTCTTCAGCTCTTGGAGTTTCGGCATAAATCGTTTTTGCGATAATGCCGATGTTGTCTGTCTTTATCCACTGGTCTGAACCAATAGGCGGCTCAGTTGTTCTGTGACCCCAAAAGACTTGGGGGGCTTTCTTGAATTCTTTAAGGTCACAGCCTGAAGGCAGCAGAATTTCACCGTCTCTGTCAATGTCCCTGGTTGAAATATAAGTAATTTCAGCTCTTTCACCTTCTTTGAATTCAGGCTCTTTGACATGCACAAAAGACTTTCTGATGAAGGTCTCAACTCCGTATTTGTCACAAAGCTCTTGCAGCTCTGTTGACAGGTCTGATTTTTTAATAACTTCAGTTATGAACATTCCTTAATCCCCTTTCAATTCGGCTCTCAAAGTGCATCTGCAATTCGGATGCAGTGGTGGTGACTCAACCGCTTCATAGTCGAATTTCAAAGACCTTGCAACTGGATTGCCTTCAGCATCTTCAAAGTTTGCATCCAGGCTCTGACCCTGTTCAAAGAAGGGCTGCCCAAGACTCACAACCTTGCCATCCATTTCAACACACCAGGGGCAGGCATCCGCTTGAGCATCCCAGACCATTGCTTCAACAATGCCGGATTGCTGCCAGGATTTTATCATTCCCATGTGAGATGCCCTGCTGCTCTCAGACCTGGCAATCTGTTGAGCTTTCCATTTACTCATGCCGTCAAAAAAAGTTCTTGTTCTTGCAGTCAACTCAGGGATTGACTCGCCTGCTTCAAAGCCCCTGGCAAGAGTTGCGGCATAAGCACTTGAAACATCCCTTGAAACTACTGCTGCAAAATGAAAAACGTATTCATTCAGGAACGTTTGGACTTCAGGATTCAGAACATTGAAAGAAATGCCTGAGCCGATTTGAGTCATGCCCCTTGTGCCACCACGTATCAATTGAGCTTTGATTGGAGCTGACATTTCTCTGTTGATGAGAGCTGCCCATTTTTCTCTTTCAAACATAAATTCATCCCACTCAGGGATTGCTTCACCTTTTTCACTGATGCCTGCAGGCACAAGAGCTTTCTGCTGCTCAAGCTTTTTTGCCATCTCTTTTGACATTCTTCTGAAGATGCTCGCCATAATTTTCTGCATTTTTGGAACGCCATCAAAATAAAACTGCTTTTCTCCGGCATCTTCAGCAGGATAATTACCATTGAAATTTATATTGACCGCTTTGCCTTCTTCTTGCTGCTCAGGTGGTGCAGAGCCAAGCGGTAAAATATTCAAAGGCACAAGTGGAGTATTGCCCCAGGAAACAGGCTCTTTGCCGATTTCTTCTCTGGCTTCATTGATTGTTATCACATAATTTTTCAGATTGCTTTCTCTTTCTTTCAATTTGAATTCTTTATCTTCAGGCACTGGATTATCAAAAGCCACAAAGAGCCTTTCATCATATTTGGGCATTGCGTCTTGATTGAGCTTGTCTTGAATTCTGTTGAGACGTGGCACAATCGTATCTCTTCGATATTGAATCTCACCAATTTCAGCATTGGCAAGATTGACTTTTTCTGTTGTGACCTTGCTCATCGGCACACCGTATGCACCAAGTATTTCTTCTCTGGTGAAAGCATGGCCTTTCATAAAAGCCATGTCTCTTGGTGTAAAGCCAAGCTCTTTTATGTCTGTGTCCATGTCAAGCACAGCAGGCAAGCCGGTCTTGCCCTGGCTGTAAAGATTCATCCATCTTTCTCTAAGTTCTTTGAGCTGCGATGGTGTGATTCTGCCCTGAGCCTTGATTAAAAAATCAGGTCTTGCATTGTTTTTAAGCAAGGCATCTTCATAAGCATCCATGTCTTCTTTGCGCTTGACAGCCATGAATGCACCTTGAAGCGGGCTGAAACCGTAAAAGAGATTATGCGGATTAGTGAATCTGAAGTGGACAACTTCTTCAGGTTTCAGTGCAACTTCATCAGCCTGGCTTTTGCCGTATAAATAACCTTGAATGAATGACTCAGTGCCAGGAACTATAGTTACATGCTGGCTTTGCAAAACCCACAAGGTTTGTGGAATTCCAAGAGCATTAGGCTGCATCCAGAGATAACCATCGCCTGTCAGCTCCATATAAAGCTGCAGCAACTCAAGCATTTCAAAGCCATCCATCTGTTGGTTTACTTGATGCCAGAGATTCAAGAATGGATGGTCAACAACTTCTTCAACCATGACCGCTTTGGTCAGTCGTTTTGCCAGATTTTTATTTTTACTTAATCGCTTGAGAGTTTGCTTCGTGACAGGTTTTGTATCAATGCCTTTTCTTAAATTGGGATATGCTTTCTGACCTGCTGAAGTGGTGACATATAAACGAAGTGGCACAGCAGCCACTGCATTTGCATTTTTGGAAGATGCGACATAAACCCAATGGCGATAATGCTTGAGTAATTCTGCAGCCTTGTATTTCTCAGCTCTTGGTATTATTCCAATCTTTTTGTAAACAGGCTGCACAACCACTTGGATTGGATTTAACAGCTTTGAAAAAAAGCTTCTCAAGCTCATGTTTGTCTCTCTTTCAAGGCACTAATTGCATCATGTTCAGCTTGCCAGTAAGTGCTGGTGGGATGCCCCCTAAATAATGCCAACCCATATCAACCTGCCCTGTATCTGCAATACTGTCAGTTCTTGTAGTTTTATCATCCATACCAAGATTCACTGCCGTATCCGAGCCGGCATCAATGCAAGGCGAATCCGAGCCTTGACCGGCTGCGATATGCTCAAGATGGTAATCGGCAGCACCAGGATTGACCAGAAGCGGATTCGATGTTATGCAGTTATTGAAAATTGGAGTGCCATATACATCGCCTGCAAGGTTTTGATAGCAACAGTTATTCAATGTCATAGTACCTGCTACTTCTGCGAGTTCATCACCACCAGCACCAGCATTATTATCCCAGATAATGCAATCGTACAATGTCACAGTAGAAGTGCCATCGCAGAAAACACCCCCACCATAAGCACTACCACCACCACCAGCAGAATTATTATATATAGTACAGTTTCTAAGCGTTCCGTCTGCAGTTGAAAAATAAAAACCACCACCATGAAGCAGTGGTGGTGAATCACCGTTATTGTAAACAAGACAATTATTAAAAAGTGGATTTGGATTACCACTTTCAACTCTGACACCTGCAGCTTTATATCTTGCCCTGTTATGTTTGAGAATGCAATTTTCAATCAATGGGTCTGAGCCGGCATGAAGAATATTTATTCCACCACCCGAACCATACGGGTCATATTGAGCCTGACAAAGGTCAACAATTACGTTTTGGATTGTTGGGCTTGAGCCAGAATGTATCAGGATTCCACCAGACCATCCGGCTGTGTCATATGCCCTGTAAACCGTCAGGTCTTTAATAATTGTAGTCAGCAATTCCCCACTGGTGCAAATAAAGCCATTGCTTCCAAGATTCTCACAATCAACAACAATGTCAGTAGGGTCACCTGTCTCGCCTCTAATTGTGATTGCCTTGCCGCCCAAATCAACATTTCGGTTATTCACACCCTGAAATGGAGAGCCAGCTTGTTCTAAGATGACTTCATCTGCTCCCGAAACAGCTGCAGCAACAGCAGCTTTAATATCGGCATAAACTGATGGGACTCGCCTTTCAGCCATTATGTTTTTTCCTTCAAAATTGATGTGTCAACTTGTATCGGCTCAACTTCATCATCTGTATTCAAGATTGTGTCAAGATTTGCAGCTACAAGCCCCAAATCATTGAAGTCAATTTTCATTCCATAAAACGGCAACTTCTTTGCCTCTTTGAGTAGAGCATTCTGCTGAACAAGCCACTCATCATATGATAGCCCTGGAAGCCCAATATTATTTTTCAAAAACGTGGCTTGAGGCTCTGCCTTATCTCGCAAAGCTTGCAATTCTTGTTCAGTGCAATCAATTTCAAGAATCAGAAAGTCTTTTTTCTCTTGTTTAGTATAGCCATCACTTGCAAGACGAAATAAGCAAACATCCCCTTGAGTTGCTCCAATTGCTTGTGCTGCCCTTTTTATAAATGTATTATATATAGTCATTTATTAAGCTCCCATTGGAATCATTCTCAGAAAAGCCGAAAGGTCAGCTCCAGCAATCACAGAGCCAATCTGGTCAATATTGAATCTGAGAATATCGTTCTTGTTAAGTTTGGTAAGTTGCATGGTTGTTGTTGAGCCAAATTTTGCAGCAGCCGCAATCTGGAAATCAGCAGGTGCAACCACTTCATCCCAGGTTGCTTCATTATCATCGCTTCTTTCAATCTGGATTGTCAAGGCTTGCCCTGTTGGTGCTGTCTTTACTCTTGCATAAGCTTCTTCAAGGTAACAATCCTGCAGCACAACCAGATAAGGGCATTGGTCATCAGCAACCGCAAGAACTCCGTCAACTATGAAAGTATATTGACCCCTGACCGGCTCCGAAGAAATGACAATCCACTGAGCCGAAACCGATTTTATCTTCACCATGTCATAAGGATTTGGTAACTCAAAATCGGCTTTGCCGTTTATTGTTTCTGCTCCGCTTGGGTCAACTATAACTGAATGAGCAGTTCCACCAGGATAATGGGTAATTGTATATTCTTTACCAGGAACTGAAGCTGCTGCAGGCAAATCAATGTCCATGTTCGCGCCAGCAGGTATCGCCAGAATTATATCATCAAGCGGATTGGCTGTTGTTGTTCCTGCAGCCTGAGTGATATTATGGCGCAAATCCAAAGGCTGAATATAAGTGATAGTTGCATCAATGTCGCAGTTGGCAAGGTTATACATATTAGAGCCAAAGAGAATTGAGCAACCAGCATCAAGGTCAAGGTCTTTTGCGCCACCAACAAAACCCGTCATGGCAAGAGTTATATTTGAAGCTGCACCAGTCACGTAGCAAGCTTTTTGATTTGTCGAAATACAATTTCCCAAAGCAATCTGATGACCTGAGCCACCATCAATTTTCAAAGCATCACTTCCAGCATCAGCATGAGCATGACTGATTGTTGAGTGCATATAAATAACACTGGTTGAATTCAGAATATGTAAAGCAGGCACACCCGCCTGATTGACGGCAACTATTTGACATTTATCTAATGTGTTTCCAACAACTGTATCAAGTTTGACAGCACCATCACAATCTGTTCGCCACATCCAAAGATTGTTAGCTGCTATTGCATGAATTGCAAAGTCAGTTGCGCCTTGCGCTCCAAAATAGCAGTGATGAATCTGTATATATCCGCTTGTACCTAAATCTTTATACGCCGCTTTGCCGGCATTGCCGGTCACAGTAACCTGCAACCCGTATATCCAAAGGCTTGAAACCCCATCAGGTCTTGTGATGACATCGCCTGAATCATAAGTGATATTGACAGTGTTTCGCTTTGCCCAAAGGCTGACACCGGATTTCAGAGTTAACTGTTCATTATAAGAGCCTGGAGCAATTTTGATAAGTGCAGGGCTTGAAGCTGCGTCAATTGCAGCCTGGATGGTCTTAAAGGGATAACCCCTTGAGCCTTCTTCTGTATATAAATCAATACGATTGCCATCAACGTGCAAAATAGTGGTCACAGTGTCAATGGCATCGACTTCATCGGACATGGCCTTGAAAACTTTATAAGACTCATCAAGAGTGCCAATGCCGCCAATTCCTTCATCCAGCTCTGACATTTTTTTTACCTTTCAAAAAGCTTTTTAGCTTTCAACAACTGGCATAAATTTGGCAAGAAAAGCCCCGCTTGTTGCGGCAGCCCCACCTGTAACTTCGACGGTCATTTTAATTGACCGCCAATTGTCTGTTAAGGTTGCGACATGGACACCTGCAGCCAACAGAGAAATTGTCGTACCAAGTTGATGCCAAGAATCACTGTCATTTTCAGTTCTTCCATAAATCTTGACTTCAACTGGCTTGTCAAGCCCATTCTTGATTGGAATGGTGGCTTTGACCAGGCTATGCTTTGCATCTAAGTCAATCTGAATCGAAGTATGAACAACCGCATGGTCTCTTAACGCACCACCACCATCAATAGCAGGGCTGCTGTCAGAAAACATAATCTGAGTGGCTTCAGGATACCCCATTATAAACCCCTTTCATGTCCAGGCTTCTTGTCTTTCATAAAGATTTTCTCTGTTTTCTTCCGTAATTTCAGCAGGCGTTTCTGTATCTTCCCGCTTTGATTTCTCAAGCGAATAAAGTCTTGGCGGGGCATCGCCTTTCAGATACATAGCCGGATACCTTGTTGCATCCATCGCATGGTCAAGAATGCCCTTTGCCGGTTTCTCATCCTTGCCCCGATGATATGATTCAATTTCGGTCAGCCATTCATCAATGCCTTCACCATCAGGCTCAACTGTCAATCTTGGTCTGCCATCACCGGCAAGTGCAAAACGGTCTCTGGTTTCCTGAATGCCTTCAAAAACTGCATTGTTTGCAGAAACACAGTCAAGGCCAGCTTCTTCAAAAGCTGCTTTCAAGCCGGCAGCAGAAGGGTCAATTACAAAGATTCTGTCTGGTGGCTGCCAATCTCTTGCTTCAATAGGGTTTTCTGGTCTGAGCCGAGCAATCAATTCTGCGCCAAAATAATTGGCAGCTCTGACAAAATCCTGTTGTAAAATCTTGCGCCTGTAATAAACTTTGAGCAAGTGCATCCTGCTGTCGCCATCAACTCCAAACAGGCACATGACAGCAGGGTCTTGATAGCCTTCATCAACTCCAATCACAAAATACTTGAATTCAGAAATGTCACGATGCACCAGGTGAACATCTCTGCTGAAGTTGTCAAATATCAAGCCTTCAAATGCAACCCACTTGCCAAGAACAAAGCGGTCTCTATACTGGCCGGTGAATTTTGCAAGCCGGTCAAGATAGTCTTGTGGCAAGAAGAAATTGTCAATCGACTTGGAATGAAAGACAGCCCTGCTGTTGTCTTTCTCTTTGAAAAAGCGGTTGTATAAGAAATGAGTGGGGGCATCTGGATTTGTGGCAAGGCCAAGCTGTCTGCAAAAGTCTGCATTGTTTCTGAGCCTGCCCAAGACCATGACATATTCTTCTTCAGTGATTTCCCTGGCTTCATCGATGAATGCCGAGCCAAGATTCATAGAGGCCATACGCAAGGGGTCATCGAATCCGCAATAAATAATTTCGCCGCCATCGTAAATTTGAATGGTATGTTCAGATTTGTTGTGCTTGTAACTGCCTTCCGGCAAGACGGGGGGCAAGTTTCCGTCATTCTTGAGCAAGACCCTGAGAGTTGTAGCCTTCAATGAAGTCAAGGTCTTGCGGAAAAGGCCAACCAGATTGCCTGGTTGCATTGCATGCTTAACTACGTCATAGCAAAGGATTCTTGACTTGCCTGAGCCGAATGCACCACTCAACATTTTCTCAGTGGCTGTGCTAAATAGAAAATCATGCTGCTTTGGCAGCAGCTCAATCTCTATTTCGTTTTCAGGCAAACCTTCAGTGCTTGTCAATGCTTTCAGATTCCTGCTGAGATTTTGGCTCATCTTCAACAGGGACAATGGGAAAAGCAACTTTGTTATTTTCGGCAAATGCAGCTTTGATTTCATTTGCCACTTTTTTAGTGCAGGCTTTGATGTCCACTGCAATTGATGTGTTTATTGAAAATACCAGGGGCAAGCTTAGCATTCTCAAACTTCTTGAGATTGATTCTTTTGCCTGTTTCAATGCAAACTTGAGCTGAGAATTAAAAAGCTTAACCCTGTCTTTGATGCCATCAAGCTCGGTTATAACAGGCTGAGCTGGTTGCTTTGTTGCTGCAGCAATGGCATCATCAACTTGCTTTTGTATATCGGCTTCAGGCATGGCTCATCCTTTCTTTGGTCTGTAAGTTACTGTTACACAATCTGCATTCATTTTTCTCATAACATTCCTGGCTGCGAATCTAAGCCCATTTCCAAAAGTGCTGTGCAGCAGCTTTGCTCTGGTTGACTTTGCTGCAATCCAATTGTCTCTTTGCAGTTTATATGGGAATCTGCAAACCTTGTATTTATTTTCTTCAATTTGCTCATAAGCATAATGCATCACACCTGGCATTAGTTTTCAATTCCCTTGCCGGTCAACCCGTTAAGCTTGCCGTTCATTCTGTTTTTCAAGAAATCAGGTGGTGGCTCTGCAACCTTGAAAGTAAGCACCGTCTTGCTTGTCGCTTCGACTTCATGGAGCTGTGCAACAGTGCCTTCTGTGCGGTCAAGAATTTCTTTCACAAGACCTGATTTGCCTTCTGCAATCGCAAACTTCAAGACCTTCTTTGCAAGAGCTTCTTTCCAAGTTAATTGCTTATAACCTTTGACTGTGCATTGTTTGTCAAGCATGTGTTTCATGCAAGCTGAAATTGTGCGTGGTGTTGGTGGTTTGGGTGGCTTAGAGTCTTTGGGGGGTCTGCCATTTGGATTGCCTGATTCGCCTGGCTTCCAACATCCACTATGGCCTTTCTTGTAAGTGCCATCGGGATTTCTATCAGGGTCAAGTGCAGCAGGTCTCAGGTCTGCAAATTCTGGGTGGTGCGGCTCAATATAATCCTGCTCTGAAGATTCGCTTGCGTTGTCTTTATCCTTGACTTTCATCGCCTTCACCTGTGTTATGGTTGAGCATGAAAGATTGTTTTGTCAGAGTTTACAAGAAGCAAAGAGAATGTCAAGCCTTAATTTTTAGGATTGATTCTCTTTGCCTCTGTTTTTTTCTTGAAAGGAGCGAAGCGAAAAGAGCATTTATTCCGATGAATTTTTCAGTGCTAAAGCCAGATGTATTGTAAGAATAAACTTTCTAAATACTCATCTCAAGTCAAATCTAATCTTATCTATGGAAATTGTGCCGTTTAGAAGCTGGATTTTGTAAGTGCTTGATATATGGTCACTTGTAAAATTCTGATTAATTCTGAAAAACGATTGAAAACCCCCCTGTTCAACCTGATTAAATGTTAAATTAAGGGGTTTTCGAGCCTGTTAATTCTGAAAAACCCCTGTTTTGAATTATTATGTAAAAGCCGAATTTAATTTTAACTGCTTATGTATAAGGCACTTAAAAATAAATTGTATTTATTCAGCATAATTGATTAATTCTGAAAAACCCCCTTTTGGGGGTTAAGTTGTCGAAATGGGTAAAAACTGTCTTTTTGGAGCATTTCTCTGATGTCAGCAAAATGCTGCACAAAGAGCCGCCGAGGACATGCCGGTTTTACAGCACAGTTGATGGCTTAAAAAAAGTTGAAAAAAAATTGCATTTTTCTGGTTTTTCTCTTGCCCCTGATGACCAGGATGGTAAAATCTGGATGGCTGAAACGGAGATGACGATGAGCAAATCAACCTTCAGAAAGATTCTTGACTCACCAAGAAACTCTGTTTCAGCCTTTTTTCTTTTCAGAAAGGGGGCAGGATGGAAGCAATTGAATTGGCTCATGATGCTCTTGAAAAAGTTGTTGAGTATTATGAGAAAATCGGTATTGTCAGAAAACTTGGCAAAAGAGAAACAGAGCTTTTTGAATTTGCGAAAGAAGCCCTGGCAGCTTTGCGCGATAAATATTTTAGTGACAAATAAGCAGCAGCCCCTTGCCGTTCCCTTCCCGAAGTTTCCGTTTCAGCCGGATTCTTTCCAAAGGAACTGTGCAGGGGGCTGTTTTTTTTAGTGAAAGGGGATGAGCCATGAAAATAGCTTATAGAGATGACTTGCATCTGAGCAAAAAGAATATTGCCAGGTTGCACGAAGTCAATGAAATCATTGAAGAATATGCTGAGCAGGGCTATGCTTTGACACTCAGGCAACTTTATTATCAGCTTGTCAGCCGCGATATGATTCCAAACAAAAAGGCTGAATATAACAAACTCGGCACACTGCTTACCAAAGGCAGAATGGCAGGGGTTGTGGATTGGGATGCAATTGAAGACAGAATCAGAGTGCCAAGAATACCTTATTCTGTTAGAAACATTGCAGATGCCCTGAATGACACAGTTGAGCAATACAGACTCAACAGGCAGAAGGGGCAAGAAATCTATATTGAAGTTTGGTGTGAAAAAGATGCCCTGAGCAATGTGCTTTCCCGTGTCACAGAAGAATATCATATCAGGCTGATGGTCAATCGTGGATATTCAAGCTGTACCGCTATGCATGATGCTTATAATAGATTCGAGATAAATGGACAAGGCGGCACAATTCTTTATATTGGTGACCATGACCCTTCTGGTCTTGACATGCTCAGAGACATTAAAGACAGACTACTTG